GTTGACAATTCATGGTTGGAGGAGGAAGTGTCACTTTCGACTTTGCGCGCTGAGCAGCGTGCGTTCGAAGTGGCAGTTGCCATCGAGCCAGAGGTCACACCGGAAAGTGTGACCATGGCTATGAGGGAGGAATATCCCTCAGTCCAGCCACATGACACGTGGATCCAGGGCCCGGGTGGGCTTTGGGTCCCCCACGAGGTGCAATCCCTGACTGACAGAGTGCGTGAGTTTACGAGCGAGGTGAGTTGGTCGGGTGTGAGCACTAGAGTTGGTACTCCAGAACGACGGAACAGCATAAGCATGCTATCCGTTCTGGATACCGACGAGGACATTGTTGCGGAATTCGGTGATGAACCGGAGGAGGACGAAAGTGATTTCTTGGAGACAGGCTACGGCATTGAACCCGGGGATTATGATGTTCTGGACACGCGCGGTGCTGTGGAATTGGCACGGCGCCTGTACCAGGAAGAAGGTGATTTGAACATCACCATGGAGGAATATGAAAGATTGACCGGTCCCTTCCGTGTTTCACTTGCGGTTATTGAACGTGACCGTGAGGCAAAGGAGTTTGTTGAGCGTTTTGAGAGAGATGAGCAACGCGCTTTGTTTGAGAGTGGTAACAGTTGTTTCTTCGACCCTTGCAGTTTGTGCGGGGAGTTGGAACACTGTGTGGGGCATGGACCCCAAGGAGTGATAGTACCCCCGCTGGAGGTGGCCCCGTACATGGGCCCCTTACAGCCGTCGAGGTGCACACTTTGCAATGGCTACTACTTGTCACCGGATCATGTCTGTGAGTTTGCTTGTGTTGAGTGTGGTGCGATGGTTCGCGCCGGGTCGAGACACGTTTGTGCTCAATCCTCGGAGAATTTAATTGAGGAGAGAGTAGTTAAACAAAGCGGACTCGCAAGTGCGTTGCATGCTGCCAAGATCGAGCAGATCGTTGGTAGCACGCCCGTCCTGGCCGGCATTACAGTTGCCGGCTGGGCTGGCGATGCATTGAAATTTGGATGGAGAAGTCCAGAGTTCTTTGCGTCTGTTGGAGCATTGCCTTTGGCCCCTTGGATGGTGGGAAAGGCGCGCGGGCGAGTTGAGGACCTTGCGAACCGGCTGTTAGGCCGGTATGCTTGGTACTGGACCAGCCGCCACACCGGTGTTAAACACATCAGCAGTTTCGTGGCGGGTGGGCTTGCAACGTACTTTGTGCGATTGTACCTAACCAGATTGATTCAGAAATTTATCAAATACTATGCGTTTAGAAAGGACGCTGATCTGAGTTGGTTAAGATCGCGCAAGGTCACTGCCCCATTGGCATGGATTCATGATTTCATGGCCTCGATTCTGAGAAAGAGAGTCAAGGTCGTGGAGGGTGAGCCTGTCAAGTTGGTTATTGTGGGCAATGAATTCAAGGTGGAGCTGACTGGGAAGAATGGAAAGACCCAGCACAGCGTTGAGACTGCTGATGCAGCACTTGTTGTGGCGAGAGCCATGGGAGGAAAGGAAGGTGCAATTCCGGGGTCATTACCCCTTACGTGCGCACACATCCCCCAACAGGTCTATGTCGAGAAATGGATGGAGGACCTGGCTGAGTGGAAGCATGACGGAATCGGGACGAGGGTCTCGTTTGAATCAAAATCGAATTATTGTGTCATGCCCGCTCACATTCTGAGTAAGCACAAAATGCGACTCAGAAGTCACACGGGAGCAGTTGTACCGCTGGTGGTTAGCACGAGAGGCTTTGCCACAGGGTCGGTACTTCTGTACTCGTCACAACAAGAACTTGATGTCATAGTATTTGACTTACACCCAAAGGTGTGGTCAGTGCTTGGCACACGTTCCGTGAAGGTGTCACGCCCCTATGAGGGCATGGTGAACATCACGGGCACCAAGGATGGAAAGATTACACAGGTGACCCGGGGCGCGCTTAAATATAGCGATGACCTTTTCATGGCGGATCATTGGGCTACGACGCACCCAGGGTGGAGTGGCGCCGGGATTTATCTCGGCACCAACCTTGTGGCGATGCATTTGGAAAGCCGATCACTCACGAAGAATCGTGGAGTTGTGCTATGGAATCTATTTGATGACTGGAGCATGCTTAGTAAGAAGCGTGTCCTGGCCGACAAAGAAGGTTCTGATGACGTGTATGTTTGGGATGGCAAGCGGTGGCGCCGCGTTCGAGAAGAAGACGCGGATGACGAGGATGTCAAGCTCACCAAGTCGCAGGTTGCGATGTTGGTGGACGGCCGCCTGCAAGCCTATGATGTTGGCCTATTGGGGCGTGAATACTATTATGAAGATCACAGTGTTTATGACCCCTTTGACCAAGCGCAAATGGAAGCCTATGACGCACAGTTCAAAGACGAGCTTAAGAGCACGTTTGGAATGGACATGAGCGACGACGATTTCAACAGCTTAGAAGAGCCTGAGGTCGTGGCGGGACGCATGCTTGCAGCAAGCAAAGCCGCCTATGGCAAAGTGCGCCAAGGAAAGAACACGCAAGACGAAAAGAGGAACGCAAGACCCCTTTTCGGGCCGGGACGGGAAAACCCGCCGCCCCGGCCGCTGGGTTGGTGGAAGAAAGGAAGGAGTCGGTGATGACACCTTCAGCACCCAAGGAGGACATGGAAGTGAAGACCATGGTGCAGCCAACCAAGACAACCCAAGTACCAGTGGTGACGATGAGCAAGGAGGAGGTAAAACAATTCTTGGCTACGCTGTTGAAGGAGAATTCGACGGCAGTCAGTCAGGCCACGTCCACACCGGTACCTGTCTCTGTCAAAGAGACGGAGGTGATGAGCTCAAACAGCTCCTCATCGTTGGTGATTACACATTCAGGAGCGGTCCAGCCACCACAAGTGGCATCCGCTTCTCACCCTGTGGAAAGACAGGGATCAAATTCTCGAACCGCAAGGTCGCGAAGTCGGAAACGGAAAGCGCAGCCAGAGCAAAAGAGCTCTGCCCAGAACTCAAAGAGTGGGCTTGGCCGGTCAGAGGCAGTGAAGGAGAACTCGCAAGTCTCCTCTTCCAGGCAGGGAGAGTTGAGGCAGGTGAACAACCCAGTGCAGTACAGTTGGATCGAATCCGCGAATGGCACGCCAGTGCGTATCCGCGCACTCGATTCACAGCCTTACATCGAGAGTGGATTGAGTGTGTTTTCAACGGAGGAACAATGCCGAATCGCAGTGAAGCAGAAAGGATCGCTGAAACAATCGGTATTGTCGACATCATCTTCCAAGATGTCGTCAGGACCAGCAGCCCCGGCTGCCCCTGGGTCGGACTCGGCTCGAGTGTCAAACTCAATTCCGACCTTATCTCCCAGTTTCCAGCATATTTAGCTGTTTGCGTGGTGCAAAGGCTCCACCTCTTGATGACTATGTCGTCCGAGAGTTTGAAGGAGTGCACCGCGCAGCAGCTAGTGCTGGAGGGATTAGTGGATCCCGTCAAAACATTTATAAAGAATGAACCACATAACCAACAGAAAATTGCCCAGAAACGTTTGAGATTAATTTGTTCAGTATCTACTTGTGATTATATTATAGAGAGATGGCTATCAAAACATAACAGCTCCAAAGAAATTAGGAGCTGGTACAATATCCCGTCGAAGCCCGGAATGGGGCTAGACGATGGAAGTTTGTCTATTATTTTCAAAGAGGTGGCACAACGTATGCTTGTTCATAATATTATGAGTACGGATGTGATCGCCTGGGACTATTCGGTGAAAGAATGGGAAGCGATGTTGGATGCAGAGTTGCAGTTGAGACAACGCGGGACGTGGGAAAGTCACGACCCGTGGGAAATCATGTATAATAGAGCGGTGATAAACCGCACTCTGTGTTCGTTGCTCCCCGTTCACGTTTTATCGGATGGCAGTCTCTGGGCGCAGTTATTGCGCGCGAAGCAGTTGTCAGGAAGGTATACTACCTCTTCTGGCAATTCGCGGATTCGTGGCGCAATTGCCCAACACAATGTTGGTCCAACTTTTGTCACCGCCATGGGCGATGACTGCAATGAGGATACGTTCGATACGGACGACCCCGTTGCATCTGCGCTGGAATACTATAAGCGCATTGGTCACCCGATCAAGGAAGTTCGGATCAACAAATGTGTGGAGAGGTTGGAGGATGCGACATTTGTATTTTGTTCGCATATATTCAGGTGTTTGGATGGTCGCGTGGTTGCGGAGCCAATAAATTGGCCGAAGATGTTTTATCGTCTTTTGTGCCATAAGTATAGTTATGAAGGGTTGATTCAGTTTTGTCGTGAGATGAGACACTCGCCCCACTTGAAGGGATGCCTCTCTGTACTCGAAACGGTGGAATGGGGCCCCGTAAACGAGCTACTACAAACTGGGCAACTTGATTTTGATTTGACGGATTCAAGAGACTGTGTGATCAAGCAATCAGCAATGCCAAATAGGATGATGAATAACAAGGCGACAAAGGTCGCCCGCGCTGCGGTTGGCAAACCCAAAGGGAATGCCAATTCGCGCGCCAAAGTGGCTGGCGGAAAGATGGATATGGGCC